GATGCAAGGGATGAATCTCTATCCCCTATAGGTGAAGAAGAAGCGGAATTGATACTGATGAGACGTATAAGGGTAAAGGTCGGGGGTTAAAGAGGAACTAGAAAATCCATATAGAGCATAGAGAGAGAATACAAAGTCATTATAGATAGAATATAAGACGTTATAAGAGATAGTAAGGTGTAGTAAGACATAGTAAGAATTGTAAGATAGTGGACAGGATAGAGAATATAGAGGATAGCATAGGATGTTAGAAAATAGAGGATAAAGTAACATTGAAGAATAATATCAAAGATAGGCATATAGCCAAGCAAAGCACCAAAAAATCATTTTAGAGAAAGAAAAGAGTTATTTTATATCATAATATTGAAAGGCTTATACAAGCCATAGAATAGGAATATATATGTCGTATAATGTGTATTATACGACATGATTTCATAATAAATAACAGTATCATATAAATGATATATTCATGTATAGGCTTATTTAAAGCAATAAAGACTATTAATGAATAGAGAGACGGGGGGAGGGAGTCGGTTGTCATTGTATCCGTTTAAGAACGTATTCCCCCAACCAAACAATCCTCACTTTTCTGATTCAAAAACGGAAATCGTGATTCCAAAAAAAATTTCATAAATTGAAATTCATTTCAAAATCAAAAATCATTTCAGGGGATGTAACAGGGTTCGCTGACTGGCAAATCAAAGGTTCCTGTCAGAAAGGGGTTCGATTCCTCTCATCTCCACATAGCGTTTAAAACTTGCTGAAGACTCTTAGAGACGTTTTCAAGGAAAAGTGATACATATATACCATTTTAGATAAAAACCTCTTAAAACGTTCGTATGAGAAAGTTTACGTTCTGGTATAAGAAGGAAATTCATGCTCCGAGTTTAGATAAGGCAATCAAGATAGAAAAGAAAACTCCACATGTACTTTCATCGGTTGAACACACTGATGAGGAACATCAGGAATTAACGAGCTGTATAGGATTTCAAATTAACACCGAAAGCGATGACTGAGAGGACTAAATGTGAAATTAAATCTGTACCAGGGTATTTCATTGATACTGATGGAAATATTTTTAATAAAAGTGGAAGAAAACTCAAACCGCATCTGCATAACCTTGGATATTTAAGAATTGGTTTTAATAGAGTAAATGGTAAACAAATAAAAAAATTTGTTCATCAATTAATAGCAGAAGCGTTTATAGAAAAACCTGACCATGGACAAACTCAGGTAAACCACAAAAATGGTAATAAGGCAGATAACAGAATAGAAAATCTAGAGTGGTGTACTCCAAGTGAAAACATAAAACACGCAATAGAAAATAGACTCTTGATTCCAAATTTAGATGGGTTAAAGAAGTTTAGTAAAGCATTTGGTTCATGGAATAGAGGTCTGAATACTGGCAATCAATATACAAATATTTAAGTAATATGATTAAGGAAATTTCTGGGTCCAACAATGCAGCGAGGGTACGTTGCGAGGTTTGGACCCGGGTTAGGTGATGGGTTATCACAGACCAGTATCGCATTTCAATCAGGGAAAGAAGTCAGAACATTATAGTCGAAAGCATTTCTTAGAAACGATAGCTGCCAATAATGATTTTTGTCGAGAATATGGCATATCAACCAGTACCAGTGAGTGCAAGGAAACTGAAATTACCTAGACTGTATTTAGAAAAAAAAGACCCTACTCTATGGAGAGGATTAGCCGCCCCAGAAGGATGGATTGATAAGTGGAAAGAGAATCAAGAAGAAGTTCGTTTAAAAGCAGAAGGAAAGCTCGCTCAGTTAAAGGAGATTCGTGAAGAGAGAAGGAAGAAGAAAATCTCTCTAGCTATTCAGAAAAACTGGGATAGAAAGAAAAAGAAACAAGAAGCGGAAAATAAAAAACTTCTTACCTCTACTGAGCTTTCTAAAGAAGAGATTGAGGCTGTAAAGTCTTTAGCTCGGGAACATCTTATTGACTTCGGGATTTACATGGGGACTGAGAAGGGGGAACTCTATCAACCCGCGTGGTTTCATGAAGAAATGGCAGATGAACTAATGAAAGTAGCAAATGGGACTTCAGAATACGATATTTTGATGTTCTTTCTTCCTCCTGGTTCTGGGAAGAGTCGTTTGGCTACCCAGTTGTTTCCGGCTTACATGTTAGGAAAAGACCCATCAACTCAGGTCATTGTGACCTCATATTCTGGAGATTTGGCTGAGAAATTCGGTTCGAATACTCGGGATATTGTTGAAAGTAAGAAGTATCAATCGTTGTTCGAGACCTTTTTGAGGAAAGATTCTCGGTCCAAGGATAATTGGGAGACAACGAAGGGTGGTTCTTACAACGCTGTTGGTTTGGGCGGGTCTATTACTGGTAAGAGAGCTAACGTCTTTATAATCGACGACCTTATTCGTGGTCGTGCTGAGGCGAACTCAAAGTCGTATCGAGATAACGCCTGGGATTTTTTCATGTCAACCGCGTTTACACGTGGTGCTAATAGATTGAGTCAGAAGAAACCTGTTTATATATTCTGTAACACTCGTTGGCATACTGATGATGTTCCAGGACGTTTGCTTGAAATGCAAAAAGAAGGTGGGGAGAATGTTCCTAAGATGAAGGTTATCTCCTATCCAGCGGTGGCTGAGGTAGATGAAAAACATCGTAAATCTGGAGAAGCGTTGTGGGAGAAAGGTTATCCACTCGCTGAGTTGGAAAAGATTAAGGCAACCATTACAGGATATGAATGGTCTGCTCTTTATCAGCAAAATCCAATCACAGCTGAAAATCAGGAATTTAAGGCAGAAACTTTTCAGGAAATCGCCTTAGATGATGTGTTGAAAGAGCAAAATAGTGTATTTATGTCAATAGATACCGCTATTTCTAAGAAATCTTCGGGAGATTATACCGGAATCACACTGAATTTCGTCAATAAAGAGAATAAATGGAGAATAATGACCTGGCAACGAAGGTTTTCTCCAAAAGAATTAATAGAATTCATTTTTCAGAAGTGGGAACAGTACAGAATAAAAAAAATCGGAATAGAAAAGACAATTTATAAGGATGCGATTCAAGAGTTCTTTAATGATGAGATGCGGAGACGAGGGAAATTTCCTTACGTAGTCGAACTCCAGCACAATCAGACAAATAAGGAAACTCGTATACGTGGGTTGCTCCCGTACTATGAATCGAAAACAGTGTTTCACATTAAAGGACACTGTGAAGGACTCGAAAACGAATTACTGACATTCCCGATGGGAAAACACGATGACGTTATCGACTCACTCGCTTATCAAATACAACTCGCAGAACAACTTGTGGTTAAGGGACCTCCACTCATTAGAAAACCCTTCATGAAATATATATGAAAATAGCAGATTACATTGCATATTACGCTGACGGACAGGTTGAAGTGTCTCCTGGGGTTACAGTTAACCTCACAGACATTATTAACAAGTCTCATCGTCTTCTTCATGCTAAATTTGAAACAGCGAAGAATGAAGGAGATTTTGACCCAATATTTTACCGTATCGCCTGGGTTGTTCACCGTACAATTGTTATGGCTTCAGACATCGACCTGAAAGACCTGAACATGTATGCCATGAATCCAAATGCTATTCCTCTTATCGGGCTTACGAAGATGGGAGTACGTTCACATTTGCTTCGGACTTACTTCGGAAAATTCGTTGACAAAGTTCTTTCAGAAATGTCCTGGTTTGGTACTTCGATTACCAAGCGTGTTAACGGACAAGTTGAAACTGTCGACCTTCGGAACATTGTTCGCGCTCCACATATTAAAGACATCCAGGAATCTGGTTTGGCTGAACGTCAATTCTTGACACGTGATGAAGTACGTGCAAAGAAATGGGCGAACATGGACGAAGTGAAAGAAATGTTTGAACTTCTTGAAAAAGACGGAGAACACCTTTTACCTATTATCGAATGGTGGACATTTGATGATGAACTGTATGAAGAAGGACACCCAGAATATAAGAAACTGAAGAAATATCACAAGGTTTGTAAGGTCTATCTTGACCGTTCTAAGAATGTTCCTACTAACTCGAAAGAAGCTGCTGAGTGGGACCCGTTTATTGAACTTGACTGCTTTGTAACCCCAGAAAAGAAACGACGTACTTCTAGTAAGCTTCGAGCAAAACTCGGTGAGTACGAAGAAATGTTCCCATACGAACAGGCTGACTTCTTTGATGCTCCTGGACGTTGGTTATCGTTTGGTTGTGGAGAACTCTTATCCGGATTGCAAGAACACTACAATGAAAAAAATAACCTCTATCGGAAGAAAGATATTCTTGACTTGCGTGGTATTTTTGTCCATAAGTATACCAACAATTCTAACAGCCTAACGCAAGACTATCTTGATAACCTCGACACGGGTGCTGTACTTTCGATGTCAACCGAAGAAGACTTCCAGCGTTTGGTAGTTGACATGAAGACCTCTGAGTTCATCGCTACGACTGATAAGTTGTATGAACTCGCTCGTTTGATTATGGGTATCAGCGCACAGGGTACCGGTGAGGATTTGCCATCGTCTGTTTCTGCTACTGCATCTGTTATCAACAACCAGTCTCAACAGACTACCTACGATTTCGTTCGTGAGCGTATGCATCACTACTTGGTGAAACTGTTCATGGATGGATATTTCGACGACATCATCGAAGAAATGACTGAAGAGGACATGGTGGTAGTTTTGGGAGACCCACGTGAATTTGAAGAGATTGATAAATACTTTATCAACAATCTTGTCAATCACAAAGTTCTTCAATGGAAAGAAGATACCGGAATGTACCCTACTGAAGAAGAAGTTGCTGCTTTGAAAGAAAAGTTAGCAATGGACATTAAGGGTCATGGAAACATGCGTTTTGCTGAGTTGAAAAAAGAACTGATTGGTAAGGCTGGTTACATTATTGAGTTTGCTGTAAACAACGAAGGATTCGATGTTGGCCGTAAGGTTCAGAATCTTCTGCAACTTAAAAATGACCCATCGTTTACTGGTTCTCGTGAAGCTATCGACGCTGAGATTATGCAACTGATGAACATGAATCCGAACATGTACCGTAAGACTGACGCTGAAAAACAAGCTGAAGCAGAAGCAATCCGACAGCAGCAAATGGCTGATGCAGGAATGATAGCTCCAGCAAATAACGCTTCAGCAATTACCGGCGGTGAAATGGGTTCATATACTGGTGAGGAACAAACAATGAGGGCTAATAGAGTGTAAAACAAAAAAAATGAAAGTCGTTACAAAAGACAACGTACAATCACATCGTGAAAAGCAAAAAAAGCAAAACGAGGCTAATTATAGATTAGCACGTCAACAGTATATTGACAAGCTGAAGTCAAGCACCAAATTCCAGAATTACGTTGTCAAGGAAATTATTGTAAAGGCGATTGGAGAACTCAATGACCTTTCAAAAATTCCAGCAGCAGATTTCAAAGATAAACAGGAATTAGGCGAATTAGTTCTAGCAAATCAAGTGGCGGTTAAAAAGTTGAATAAAGTGTTACAAGAACTTCTAAGTTAGGAGTTACCTGTTTGCTGGTTTTCGCATCACCAGTAATAAGTAATTCGTAACCAAAGTAAAATGGGGAACTCACACCAAGAGGAGGAAGACGATATGGACATCTTCGAAGAGGATGACACCGAAAAGTCTACACCATCCAAAGGAGACGACTCTGGAAAACTTTCAGACAAAGATTTCCTTGAGAAGTGGAATGAAGTAAGCGGTCGAAAGGATAAAACCTTAGACGCGGTAAGGAAGCATCAAGAGGAAGTAAGAAAAGCCTTTTCAGAAAAAGGTCGGAAGAAGGAAGACGACGAGAAAGAAGAAACTAAAGTTTCTAAAGAGACTGTTTCTCCGTCGAATCTCATTTTGAAAGACTTGTATTTTGATAAGCACCCAGAAGCGAAAGAATATTGGGACGAAGTTGAGAGTGAGGCAAAAGCTCTCGGTAAAGACCCTTTTGAACTGTATTCCAGTTCTAGATTCCTTCAGGGGGAAGCTAAGGCTCGGTTTGAAGAGAAACAAGGAGACGAAGATGCTGCAGGGCGCGTAGGTAAGCCGTTTGGGGGAAAACCTTCTTCCAATGATGCTCCGGCTAGCGTAGGCAAACTGTCCAGTGCTGACCTTGCTTTGCTTCGGCGAAGAGGGTTGAGCGCGAAAGATGTGAAGCCTTTAGGGGCCTAACATATCTAAATTTAAAATAATGGCTACAGGGAATGTATGGATTCGTTCTACTGGTGGTGCTAACAGTGTTCCAACTGTTACCTATCAGACCGAAGCCGGTGCTGCTGCTCTCAATGCAGGAGAACTTTGCAAGCGCAAAGCCGCAGGAAGCCCTTACGTTATTGCTCTCGTAGATGCTGACTTGACTCGTGGAACTGACTCTCAGTTCGTTGGTCTCGCCGCAACTACTTCGACGCATACCGCAAGTGCAAATGGTACAGTGGAAATTTACGCTCCACTACCAGGGATTGTTTACGAAGCTAAGGCAAAGACTGCCGCTTCTGTTGACACCCAAGCAGAAATTGACGCTCTCGTTGGTGACCGAAAGATTATTGATGTTACTTCGAGTGTTCACACGGTTGATGAAGCTGCAGCTGATGCAGTTGCAAACGCTCTCACAATCGTAGGAGGTAATCCAGTAACCAAGACTTTGTACTTCACAGTTGCTCCTGTGGCGAACGCTGTCGATGGTGCCTAATTCTAACTGATTAATAACGCAAATATATGTCTATGTCATCTGCGTTGAATCCATCAGTCGTGAAGACCGCTCTCGATGACGTCTTCATGCAGGAATTCAACTATAAGGGACACCCAGGATTTGTTGATGCAACAAGCTCAATCGTTTTCAATCAAGAGACGAGCGACCGTGCAGCTGAAATCCAAGAAGTGTTCAAAGGGGTAGGTTTGTTTGAGTCTTACGCTGAAGAGGCGGAAGTTCCAAATGACCAGCCACGTATCACCAACCAGAAAACTTTCTCGATGGTGACCTACGGAAAGTCGATTGATATTCCTAAGAATTTCTTCGACGACAACATGCACAGCTCTTACGAGAAAATGGTGAAGGATTTCGCTATGAAGGCTCGTATTACGCAAGACAGTAATGCTTTCGCAATTTTCCGTGGTGCTTTTGTTACTACGAACTTTACGACTGCTGATGGTGCTGCTCTCTGCTCTGATTCTCACACGACTATCAGTGGAGATACTGTTGATAACAAGTTGACTGCTGTTCTCTCTGAGACATCTTTGAACTCTGCTATCGTAGCTCTTTATGAGCAGAAGGACCAGGCCGGTATCGTTGTTGGCTCGACTCCATCTACTCTCCTCGTTCCACCTGCGCTCTTTAAGACTGCTTGTGAAATCGTGGAATCAGAACTCCGTTCTGGAACTGCTGATAACGACATGAACGTGTACTCAAGCAAATATGGTATCAATGTTGCTACTTCCAATCGCCTCGGTGCGGCTGCTGGTGGTTCTGATACTGCTTGGTTCTTGCTCGGTCGTAACCACAGTGTTACCCGTTGGGTACGCCAGGGTATTGTAACCGACCTCGTTGATTACAAATTCCAGCGTAACAACAACTATATCTACAAGGCTAACTTCCGCGAAATTGTTGGAGCGATGGACTATGTTGGCATAGTGGGTAGCGATGGCTCAGTATAGCCAAAATATCTACTTTTTAGAGTAGATTTGGGTACGACGGTCGTAAGTATGTGGGGTGGTCACTCGCCCCACATAGCCCAATAAAATGCTAAGTGACTAGTATATGAAATCTAAAATATGTACTTATTGTAATATTGTTTTTTTCAAGAAAGATAAAGATAGTCAATGGTGTTGGAACAACAGAAGAAAATTCTGCTCAGTTGCATGTCAAATAAAATCTCGTACTGGAAAAACAAATCCATTATTTAGTGGAAGCAATAATCCGAAATGGAAAGGCGGACAGATTGAAAAATCATGTCTTACTTGTAAAGAAAAATTCACAGTAGACCCGTATCGTAAAGATACTGCAAAATACTGTTCGTTCAAATGTAAAGGAATAGATACGAAAGGAATTTCTGTATCTCCAGAAACTCAATTCAAGAAAGGAGCAAAAACGCCAAAGCCATTTGGAAAAGATGGTAGAGGAGTTGGAGAAAACCACTGGAATTGGCAAGGCGGTAAAACGAAGGAACTTAAAAGACTTCGTGGAACAGCTCAGTACATTTCATGGAGAAAAGCAGTGTTCGAGAGAGACGACTATACCTGTTTGTTCTGCGGAATAAGAGGAGTGACTCTCAATGCTGACCACATACTTCCTTTTGCGTTCTTTCCTGAGTTGCGATTCGATATTTCTAACGGCAGAACTCTTTGTGAGGAATGTCATAGAACGACCGATACATTCGCAACTAAAGCATTGCAATTCAAATTAATCTCTCAGTAAGGTTGACCTAGTTTGAGGACTAGAGGATAAACTGAAAGGCTATATATACTTACTGACTAAATCTCAAATATTATGGGCGTAGGTCATTTCTCGGGAATTGGTTATCGAAAAGGTGTAGGTTCGACTGTGACTCAGGCCACAAACCGTGCCACCGGCGTTACTATTAACGCAATGTGTGGAGCTATCACGACTCACAACGCCTCTCTCGCTGCCGAAGCATCTGCTGTTTTTACTGTAACAAATAGCTTCGTAGAAATTGGTGACGTTGTATTATGTTCGATGCGTTCTGGTTCAGTTGCTCTCAACACTCAGGTTGAAGTGACGGCCGTTGCTAACGGGTCTTTTAACATTACAGTTGTCAATAACAACGTAGCTGCCGGCACAGCTGAAACTGGCGCAATCGTTATAAACTTTGCAGTTATAAAGGCCGTTTCTATATAAGCAGCTTATTAATTGAATATTTATCGGGTTGGAAAATGGTTTTCCAATCCCATTAAGTAAAATAATTAAACAATATGAACAGACCAACATCGTTAGTAACAATTTTAAACGCAGCGGCGGCAGCTTCTACTGGGTCAACTATTAGTGTAGCTGACTATAGGAACGTCAATCTACAAATCGGCACCGCTACAAGTGCAAACCTCACTGTAAAAATTCAAGGAAGTTTCAGTGATACAGCTCCAACTTTTTCTTCCGCAGCGACTGTATCTAACCATTGGGATTATATTGCTTGTTACGACTTAAATACTGGTCTTCTTGTCTCTGGTGATACTGGTTTTGTGGTAGCTGGAACTGATGATGTTGTGAATTATAAAGTGAACACTGATGGACTCAAGTGGATTTGTGCGACCGTAACTGCTCGTTCAGCTGGTTCTGTTACCGTGAAAGCTGACTTATACGATAACAACTAATACTATGGCATTTGAAGCACCAAATAATATAATCACCCCACAACTGACTGTAGGATTACCTACTCAGTTTAATGGTGAAGTCAACACTCCAGTACAAATCAGTGGAAGTATGAACAACTTCTACCAATTTTATGTTAAAAACACAAGTAACGGTGATACTGCTTCAGCGGATATAACCGTTGGAAACGATATTGATGGCGAGGGAAATGCCGGACACTATATTGACATGGGTATTAATAGTTCTGGATATGTCGGTACTTCTGCTGCCACTGGTATCATAAAGACTATTTCGGTGACTGCTGGTGGTACTGGGTATACCGTAGGTGATTTACTGACAATCTCAACAGGAGATGGTACAGCAAACGCTTCGGTTGTAACTGCACCAGCCGGAGTAGTGGCAACGGTTCTATTGAATGAAAATGGTAGTGGATATACTACAGGAACAAAATCAACTACCGGAGGTACTGGTACTGGATGTACCATAAACGTCGTATCTTTGTACGACTTAACTGTATATGCGGCAAATTCTGGATATTTGACTGTCACTGGCGGCGAGTTAGTGTTTGGAACAGATGATACAGTAGCCAGCCAGCCAATAAAATTCGCTACAAACGGTCAAGCAACTGCTAACGAAAGAATGCGTATCACTGACACTGGTATCACTGTCATGCCTGTCACAGCCGTCCCTGCAGGTGGAACAGCTGGTACAGGACTACGATTTAGCTCTACAGCTAACCTCGGTATTTTCTTCGGTTCTGGTGTACCAACACTTTCAGCAGCTCAAGGTTCACTCTATATCCGCACGGATGGTTCAACGACTTCGACTCGAATGTACATAAATACAAACGGTGCCACCACTTGGACTGCCGTAACTACAGCTGCTTAAAGTAACAATATGACCGGTACTTCAATAGCAAATTATTCTCGAATCCTAACAAACACAAACTCTACTACATTAGAAGATGCGGATATTTTGACTATTCTGAATATAAAGTATGGTCATCGTATTTTGGACATCCTAAAGATTCAGACAGATAAGAACGCCAATCTATCTGAATCATACGCTAACCTCGTATCTTTGACAGGATTAGTTGCTGGGGAGATAGGGTATAACGGTGAATATCCATTTCCGACTGACTTCCTTCGACCAGTACGTGCTGAAGTTCTATACACGGCTACTGGAACACCGGTAAAATGTGAAATTTACGATATTACTGATAGTTCAGATTCAGAACAACCAGGAGAGGTAAACAACACATTCTCAACTGCTAACCCTTATATCAGATTTGAAAGAGACTCATACTTTGTTCGACCTATTCCTGAAACATCTATCACTGGTGGACTTCATATCTGGTATGAAGCTCGTCAAACAGCTCTATCAGATTTGTCTGAAACTCCAGCATTTGAACAAAATCTCCATGACATTCTCGCAGTTGACATAGCTGAAGTTGAAGCTCTGAGACATCCTGAAAACTTTACTACTGAATGGAGAACTGCTTTCAAGGAAATAAAAACAGAAACAGTAGACAGATTTAAGGAGCATTACAAGAATAGAATGAAAAGAAATTTTCAAATGAGGTCTAAAGGAATAAGTTTCGCATAATGCCAATATCTTACACTACAATTCCCAGACCTTCTGTTCCATCATATACGCCAGTTTCTGAACTGTACGATGATATTTTAGATGAGTCTGGAGTATCAATTCTTGATGAATCATCTGGAAAATTAAAATCGGAACAAAAAGCTGGCGTTTTCACTTCAATACCTAGACCTTCATAAACTATGTCAAAAATATCAGCGTATTCAGAATTAGGAGCTACACCAGATACATTAGATGAATTTGTCATTGTAGACAAATCTGATACTTCAATGTCTGCTTCTGGTACTACAAAAAAAGTTCAGGCTCAGTATCTTACTATCGCCGACGCTTCTACGACGGTAAAAGGAAAAGTTGAACTGTTGACTGATGCAGAAACAATTACTGGCGCAGATACTACTAGGGCAATGACGGCTTCCAATCTTACTGCAAAGATGGACACTGACGGGACTCTGGCTGGCAATCTTGATACTCGTATCCCGAGTCAAAAGGCAGTGAAGACCTATGGGGATAGAGCCTTGAATACCTTACTCACCCGTATTCCTCTTTATGCTCCACAAGGCTTCCTTATCAACGGGAAAATCTCTGTCACTGACGCTGCTGGAATCACGGTAGCGATTAAAACTCTCGCTGGTACTGACCCTTCTGCTACTGACCCTGTGTATGTCCGAATCGGAGATACGGTGCGAACTATCTCTGCCGCTCTTTCTGTGGTACTAGCCGATGGAACGAACTGGATGAACCTCGGCTCAGCGGAATTGGCTACGAAAGAAGTAGACTTGTTCGCAAAACTTGGCTACAACGCAACGGATGGTGTCGTACTTGCTTTCTCTAGGTATCCAGGCGGAAACCAATATAGTGACTGGTCTACGACAACGACGAATGAGAAGTATATGGCGGTTTCTACTCGGACAAACGCCGCTTCAACTGACTACTACGAAGTCATCGGAAGGTTTGCCGCTACTCTCTCTGCTGGTGCTGGATATACCTGGAGTGTTCCTACTTACACAGCTATCAACCTTATTCAGAGACCGATTTATGAGACGAGGCTTTTGGATTGGGTTCCAACAACCAGTGCTTCTTCTGGAACCTATACAACAACATCTCTTAGTTATGCAAAATATAAAGTATCAGGTTCGACAGTGAAGGCTGACATAGTAGTTTCCGGAACGACAAGCTCAACTCCACAAAACATAAGAGCCTCACTTCCGTTTACTTCAGCAAGGGACTCATTCGGTTCTGGATATTCCACTGATTCTACGGCAACAGTTTCTGAAATTGTGTTCACTGGAGCAGCGATTTATTCGTATCTTTCTGGATTTGTAAACTATTCCGCAGGAGTTTCAAGAGTATTGAGAGCTTCTGGTGAATACGAAATCTAACCCCATATAGAACCAATCTAACACTATGGAAACTGAACGCTGCGAGAGATGTAGACGTAAAAAATGTATTTGCTAAATTATGATTTTTGGTTCATTCCATCCAGGACAATCACTCGCAAAATCACAGCAAGATAAATTCTACACAATGAAGAATGTAGATGCTTTTACCAACCTCGGAAACGCACAGTGTCAATACGCTCTTTCTGTAGACTCTTCAACTCCAAATGAAAACTGTATTCTGGCAACTGCTCCTAATGGTGATGTATACCACTTTTCTACTACTAGCGGAAAAACATGGAAGCAGACTGGTGGTGTCTACTCGCTAGTGAATACAAATGCTAATGGCGCTCATACAGGATGTTCAAAACAAGCGTTTGGCGGCTACCTATTCTACACGGCCGGTACTAAATTGGGAAGATTTGACCTTTCAGCTACTTGGTCAGATTCTTGGCAGACATTTACACAAACTCCTACTTGGAGGCCAATAATGGAACTTGAGAATGAACTCCTTATTGGAAACGGAAAATACCTTGCGTCTGTAGACTCAGCGCTAACCTACTCAGATAACGTATTTGACATCCCATCACAGTACACAATTTCAGCTCTCTCTTCTGCTGGAACATACGTCATAGCTGGAACAAGAATAGCTGATAGTATTTACTCATGCAAATCATATCTATGGGATGGATTCTCTACCTCATGG